GAGGTAATTCACAATCAAGCAAATACCTTTCTGACAGCATGATTGCACCAGCGTAGTCAAAATCTTTATCGTATTCTGGGTATATCCAATCCCCCGCAATCTTTAAATCGTTTTCGTCATAGATTTCTGTGATTTTTGGATCATAAATACCTCTACCCACTTGCCACTGGACATATTTAGCGTAGTCGGTTCCTTCTAATCTTCTGAAAACCGTGCGAGATAAATAGCCGCCAAATTCTCTTTTAATCCTTGTATCTTTCCATAATCCCCAGATGTGAAGTCTTCCGGCTACATACTTCCAATCGGTTTCTTCTACACAAAACAATTGTGTGGCAACATTGATTAAATTGTCTTGAATTTCTTGCGTAGTAATGCCATCTCGTAATCGAGAAGTTAATCCTGATTCTAAAGCGAGGGGATTTACTTCTAACCCTTCACACGCCCATTCAACTACTCGTCGAATTTTAGTGATGTCTAAAGGACGAGTTTCTCCACTTCTTTGAATTACGTTAATCATTTATTTACTCCTACAGATTTTTAAAATTGTGATAGCCTTGTGGAATTTTCTGTAACGTGATCGCCGATCTTTTTTCTTCCCTCTTCAAATGCTGAATTATCAGTTGTTTCTAAAATTTGGATCAATGAGTTATATCTATTATGAATACGCCTAACTTCAGCAACAAATTGTTCATGCGGTATCTCACGCCAGTATGACTCATGCAAGGCACGAGCTTCATGTTGTAGTGCTGTTAAAACATTACCAGCCTGTTTGTGCAAACCAGCCTTCCGATCTACGCCAAAAGCAGACGCTAAACCTGTAACAAGTCCAGATACCGCAGAAAATGAGCCAATCCATGCCGGAAAGCCGATAGCAGTTAGAATGCCACTAATTGCTGCAATGCAAGAAGGTACAATCAAAAATAAACGCGCTTGAAATTCTGCTTTGTCTGCCATGACAAAATGAGCTTGGGACGTATAGAGGCAATTCTTTTCTACAATCTTGCACTCGTTTATCAGATACTGAATATTCTTAGATGGGCTATTCATGATGTTTGTTGATCGTAGAGTTAAGGGCTTGTAAGCAATATTTTTATTCAAGAAGGAAAGGCATTTCCATATATTTCTATCCACTCACCAAACTTTGCAAGCATTGCGGCTTGGCAATCTTTCACGTCCTCAACTTCGCATTTTTCTGTCAATTTGTTTTCTATCCATTTGTCTGCCTCGATAATCTCAGGATGCCATTGATAAATCCACTGCTTACACTCTTCTGCCAAATCGCCCCAATTGGTGCGATTTGGCAAATCGTCAGTCATCCATTCTAATACTTCGTATATCTGATCAAAGCCGTTATTCGCTCGGCTTGGTTGTGTCAGTAATCGCCCGCTAGTAATACTTAGAACTGCTAGTGTTGGGAAATCTTTTTTAGTCATTTATTTACTCCTAATTTTTGATTTTATTTTAATAATGATTGTCCTTTTTGGATGATTTGTGTTGACATTTATTTATCCTGAGTGTAATTTGTTTTTAGTTGAGATGCTCTTTCAATTTCTCTAGCTAGGTAGCCGATATGAAAAGATTGAATACTGGGACAATCGGCAATTATTTGACGGATTAGCTTCAAAGGATTCTTACCTTCCCATTTTCCCACAAATTCACCACTAGGAGTTAGCTGGCTGACTGTGATATTATTGCCATCTGTTTCTACTAAGAAGTTACCAGCAGGGTCGCTGTAGTTTCGAAACTCTTGACTAATAATTGATTGGTATTGATTGTCAATTAACTGTTGTACGGTTTCCCAGCAGTCATCGTAAATATGGGCTGATTGACTAATGGTAATCAGTGGACCCATTGTTAAATCGTACTCAGATTGACTAGCAATTTCATCTCTGATATGATGCTGTAAAGCCCGTAATCCCATTGCATTAGCTGGCCAAGCGGAAAACATATCATTACTTCTAAAGGTAGCTGTTAAAGACAGTTCATTATCTACTACTCTTACCCAGATATGATTGAGACAGGGAGATCCGCTGTGATTATGATCTGAATCGCCTACCGAGCGGCCTCCTCGGTCAATAGAATTTGGTACTATTTCCCACCCGTCAGAATCGAAAAAAAGCTCGTTTGATCGGGAAAGCTGACTTTTTAAAGCCAAGCTGTAACATCCACTGGTAAGACTTTGGGGGTTTCCACTTCCGCTATCCCACAAAGACATAACGGCACTAGCTGAGTCATTTTCTTCAATCAATTTGTTGATAACTGCTTTAATCTGGTCTTGACCAAACCAAGAGCGTAATCTTTGACCATAGGTATATTTAACTCCTTCCCGATAATTGGCATCATCAAGTATTTGTGGGATATAGTTCTTTAGATATTCTCTATCTAAAGGTAAGTAATTAGGTTCTGGAAAATAAAAGTCTTCTGGTTCGTCGGTAACTATCGCCATTAAATCGATTAATTCTTGCCATTTACCATCATACCCAGTAGGTCTGATAGTGCCAGTGGTCTTGACTCTTTGCAGTATTTTTATCCAAGTTTCAGCAATGGTTTTACCTTCAATCCGATGACCATATCGTGGTCCGGGTTTTACCTCTGATGTAGGTTCGTTGTAGGGAAAAACCATCGGTTCTGCCCACAAACCAAGGTTTCCTACTTTTACTATTGATTTTATATCTATATCCCGTTCAAGATTTGGTATTAAAATCATAGAATATCGTAATTGATTTAAAACTTTTAAAGGAATATCTATATCGATATATCCTTTTACTAAAGAATCAATTACCCAGCACTCTTTCCCTACATAATTCTTCCCTCTATAAACTCCATTCTCAAAAAAGTCTTTTAGACATTGAACGCTACCAGAATTTTTGTCTTCTTGGGTTGAATCCATTGCAACAAGATAACGAACGTGAGGATTGGCCAATAAATTACGGACTAAAAAGTTAATTCCCCTTGACGCGCTATAAAGATTACCAATTACGGCATAATCGGAAGGATCGAGTCTTGATGCTACTGACTTAGCAGGAGTCCATCCTGTACAGATAGCAATATAGCCACTGCCTAAAATCAACTGATTGGGCTTGTAGATTGCATTAAACATTGGCTTTTTCCTTTTCTTTAATATTGGGTTGCTTCCAAGTTTCTATTTCTTTCAGAAATAAATCAGATTTAGGTTTCCAGTTTTCTATTTCTTCTAAAAGCAAGTCCAGTTTTGCGTTGATTTCTTCAAGAGTCATAATTGATTTTACCTCTACTTTGTTCAAAAGATTTTATTTCTGCTAATGTTTTTTTGATTGATTCTTTTTCATTGACAAGCAATTCTCTTACTTTTTGAAAAAGAATCAATATTCTTTTGTCAATTTCTGCGATAGTTATAAGTCCCTCTTTATTTGAGAATTTTTTACAAAAGGCAAATATTAGGGATGCGATCAGAAACTTTAACAAATATACGAAAGGTCTATCTAAGGAGATGCAGGATGAGGTCTAACAAATACATGATATACCAATCCAGCTAGTTGATAAGTTCCAATGTATTGTCCTTTTTTATCTATCCAATAGCTACCAGTATAGTAAGTCAAAATATCAAAAATCCTCTTAGGTTCTTCTGTTTCTACTAATGCCCAAAGTGTAGGAATATTATTCTGCAACTGAACGCATAATATCTCTGCGTTTAAAGGCATTTCAATCTCGTGACAAGGAGTTGAATCTATAGGGTACTTCCAGATGGTTCTCATTGGTTTTTTGGGTTAGTGTACATTGATCCGATAACCGATAACTGGCACTGTGATATTACTCTGTTTTTTGCCGCAGATTATCACTTAATCCCCATTGATGTTTAAGAAAAGCTTTGTACATATTTTCTCTGACCATCATTTGTTCGTAAAGCTTGATCAGGAAATCCTGCGCTTGCTCTTGGCTCATTTGTTCTACCTGAATCTGAAAAGAACGAATATTGAACTGCTGTTCTAAAGAAAGTTCGATAGGTTGAGACATGATTACTCCTAAGTTAAAATTCAGACTCTTCTTTTTGAGGCTCAAATCTATTATCAAAGTCTTCCAATGTTTGTTTTAGACAATGATAAAAGCCGTTAAATTCGTCAAAGGGTTCCCAGTCTTTTTCATGTTTTTCCAGAAGCTTTCTTGCTAACTCTGGTTCGATGGGAACGTAAATGTAGTTTTCTAGTGATTTATCTTCCATTGTCTAACTCCTCCCAAAAATTGTCAAAACAAGTGATTTTCGTCTTTAATCTTCTATCGAATAAGACTTGCTTCACCGATACTTCTCCACTAAATAATCAATATACGATTCTTTTGAGTCTTCTGAGCCTAAATCAACAACTCCCACTAAGTTTCTTGTCCAAGGATCAAGATCGCTTAAATTATCTGTTAGGGAATGAGAGTAGGTGATTTTTTGCTTTGTCTTTACTAAAACTTCCCACAGGTCGTTAGTGTGGGCTAGTTCTCTAGCCAGTTTTCTTTGTCTTTCTCTGCAATCTTTTTCCCATGATTTCTGAAATTCATCCCACGCTTTCTCGTCCCATCGTTTTTCGTATATATCATATTCGTATTGACTGTAATCAAAGTCGTTCATTTTTCGCCACATTTCTTGTATTGTTTTTCTGAAATAGTTTTGCCTAATTTTCTTTAATTCCTCCCATACGTCATTAAAATTTGGAATAATTAATTGACTGGTTTTTATCCAATTTTTCCAGTTTGCTTGCGTGTACTTTTTTATCGGATTAACCTCGACAATTTCCTGTATAACATTTTTTAGCAGTTCAATGCTTTTAATGTCTGGACATTCTTGAATTTCAAAACCACAGTAGTTACAAAAAACTGCATAACTTAATGTAGTTCCCATTTTTACTCCAAGAGATAACGGGGTTTTATGAAACTTAGATTTGTCCATGATGTACCTCCTTTAGATAACTATTTGGCTTTATAAGTTAACTTTTTTCTAAGAAAAGCCAAGAAACCCATAGAACTACTATCGCAATATTTAACATGAAAAATGTTAAATCTATCAGTAATTGTTTTGACATAATTTTATCTTGTTTCTACAAATTTACCATAACTCAACTATACGCCTTCTTACTTGAATTGTCAAGATAATTTTGATACACTAAAATTAGAAGAATTTATATTAATACAAATGTTCGACACTGCTATTGGAGTTGCGGGGAAGTTTTTAGAAAATCCCACAATTAAGGCTAATGCCTCTCTATCCTTTTCCGTGGCTATAGGCTCTACCATGATTACCGATGCCGTTGGTAATCTAGTTATGAGAGCATCTTCTATAGAGTCTGTAGTAATTACCTGTTGGTTGCAACAGTCAAAACCGCCTGTGGCAGAAGTACAAGAAGGTAGTTATCTCGATTGTGAATATTTTGAGGGAAGATTGGTAAAGCCTAAAGATTACCCGTTCCCGATCATGAGTACAGGAGAATTACAGGTAACGATTAATGGCAGAATCGGTCTTGTCAGACAGTTAAATGTGTTTGAGTCCCCGACAAGCCAGCAGCTAGGAATTGCCGCAAAACTAGGACGGAGAATTAAACTTTATGCAAGATTTGATCAGGGCAGTTAAGTATCGGAACCTTTTAAGTAGCCGAGGTATCCTGAAACAATTGCTACGATAACATTGCCGTAGGTGTCAGTAGTTTCAGGAGTAAAGAAAGAATGAATCAAGCAGGCGAAAACAATTAAAACACAGACAATAGACGGGTCTAATTTAAGATATAGCATTGCTATTATCATCCTCTATAAAAATTTTCTTTAGAATTGGTTTATCACTAATTGTTAGCTTTAATTCGTCTTTCGTCCATTTTGTGAATATTGAATCGTATCCATAGATATATTTTAAATTATCGTCAACAATAACTCCTGTCTTTTTCAGTGCGTCATTAACATATTTTGCGCTACCACAAACATTATCAGGATCACGTCCAAAGTTTTTAATTCGCCATTCGTAAAGCATCCATACTTTGTCAGGAAAACATGGAGTTTTTTGTTCTATAATAAGTTTTTGTATATCAAAGTCCCATTCTTTTTTAGTAGTTGCGCTTTTAAATTTATTTGCACGAGCGTATCTTATTTGTTCATTAAGAGTCGGCGGAAGTGGACAGATAAAAATTGCTTTCATAATCTTATTGGGCGATACTTTTTAAATATCATTAGCAAATCATCAGGAATTGTACCAAGTTGACCAGTCCCATAATTGATTTTTGCCTCTTCAAAAGGCAATTCAACTGACGAAACACCTCTAAAAGAACCAGTATTACATACCCAATCTAAAATACGGCCAAAAGATGCTTTTATCTCTTTTGTTTGTCGGGTATCTTGAGAGAAATCAATGCCACTGGAATATTCCACATCAGCTTCGGAAAACTCTGGATATGGCTCTCGACTATAGCCTCGATAGCCGCCATACCCCCACGATCTACCAATCGCAGTAGATAGGTGAATTTGCCCGTCTATATCGATTATGTAGTCGTTAGAACCTAAAATTTGCCAACTATCAGGAGCGATAGCCCGATTAAATCCATCGGTAATATTGCCTAGTCTAGCTTTAATTATTGGTGCGGGATCACTAATAATTGGAGTACTTATGCTGACATAAGTTAATCTAAAATTTTGGAATTTTAGATTAACTCTTAGTCTTTCCCGGTGACGGGTAATCTCTAAAGGTCGATCTGCCCCTCTATCGCCTTCAATGATTGATTGAACAAAGTAAATCGCACCAGTGGCGGCATCTTCTGATAAAGATACCGATGGTGCGAAAATAGAGAGGTCATCAATGCTAAAAATCATTAGGAAATTTTGCTCAATAGAGGACAACTGGTGTCTTTAACTGGACAAAATGGACGATGATCGAGATCAGTTCTGAGTTGACCTTTACACCGGTTACAGACTGGATAACCTAGCGCTTTCAGATTGTTATAAGTAACTTCATTGGTTCCATTTGTCAGGGGAAGGTTTTTAGTTCCACCTGTCACAGTGGGTAAAGTTTCTTCGAGGGTTTCTTTGCTTGCCATAATTGTTAGAAAGATAAAGTTTATACCGCTACATCTAGGGTGCGTAATTCAGCTACTCGT